TACAATTGCTCTATTTAAATCTACACCTGTAGCTTCTACATCTCTAAACTCACCAGGAGATAGAGGCTCATTATCACCTACAACTTTAACTCCTTTAGCTTTAAAACCTGCAGGTAATGTTGCAAACTGTCCTGAATCAACTAAGTTTCTCATAGCTGCAGTTGCAGTCATTGTAAGATTACCTAAGAAATGTATTAGACCTAAACCATAAAAACCAAAACCTGGAACAAACTTATAATGTGTAAAGAACATTTTCTTTTGTTTAGTTGGGTCATCTTCATTATAGTTTCTTCTAATAGATAAAACTTTTCTTGAACTTTCTTCAACTGTTACAATATAAGGTAAACCAATACCACTATCATCTAAATCTAAATAACAATGTTGTTCCAATAAAACGTACTGAGGGTCAGAGTCAGCAGGTATAGCTGTACCCATAATCTCGTCAACTTTCATTGACATTGACGTTTGTTCTATTGGTTGTGCGTCAGGTAATTCAACATCTTCATAAACACCTGCAGCAATTTCTTTTGCTAAGTCATTTGGATTACGTAATATAACATGTGTATATCTATCTGCTTTCATTAAATCTGAAGCATGATATGAAACATAGAACTGGTCAATAGGAACAAACTCTGAACATGGTCTGTCTAATGATGCATCATAATAAATCTTTTTAAATGCTGAACCAATAATTGGTAGATGAAACAACATTCTTTCAAACTCATGAAAGTATTCAGGCATCATGTCAGTTAACTGATAATTCATAAACTGTTTTACACGAGATGCTTGTTGTTGTTTTTCTACAGTCTCAGTTCCAATTATCTGAGCCATTACTGGTCCACCTGCAGGAAATAATTCCTGAGAGGCTTTAGATTGAAACTTCACTGCTGACTCTATTAAGAGTGGATGAACTGCAGTACATGCACCTTCAAATGGTTCTGAAGTTTCTTTTAGTTTTAGTCCTAGTAAATCAAAACCTCTTTGGAAAGTTTCTTCCCATTCTTGTCTTGATTCTTTATCTGATTCGTATTTATCATAAACATCTGCACCAATCTCTTGTAGTCTTTCTTCATCAAGAGTTGGAACTAAATTATCATAGTGTCCTCCTGGCATACCTTCTTCAGGCATAATAGCAGGGTTACCTAGTAGGTCAACTACTGCTGAACCATCTTCCATCATTGCCACACTTTCATCAGGAAGAACTTCATCAGTAATAGTTTCTTCAGTTATAGTTTCTTCTTCTAACTCTGGTGCTTTATCAAATGGATTTTTTTCAGTTGGCATTATATAGTCCTTTGTGTGTTATAATTATAATTATTTTTTTCAACCATTCCCCCTACTTTCATTTTTTCAGATTTTAATTTTTTAATTTTAATTGATGCTGCACCTATTTTATTTTTTAGTACATCTACAGTAAAATTTTTTCCAAGAACTTCTTGAACATAATCTTTAAGTTCTTGAGGTTTAAAACCTTTTTGATATGTGCCTCTACTTGTAACTATAGACATAGGTTCAATACCTTTAGTTCCTTTAGCATTTAATACGTCCATACCTCTTGTAGATATTATCGCAGTTCCATCAGGTTTTAAAATTCTACCTATTTCTTCAACTGCTTTTTTTCTATCATTTTGTTGTAACACATTTAAAACATTTAAACTTGAAACATTTTCATAAGATGAACTTGGTATTTCCTTTGTATCTTTAAAAGTAGGTTTAAAATCTTTTTTTGGAAAAGGTTCAAAAGTATCTGCTTTTATTTTTTTTGCTCCTAAACCCTGACCTGCTCCATAATCTAATATTCTAGCATCAGATGGAAATTCTTTTTTAACTTTTTCATAAGTAGGTATAGTGCTTTTACCTAACTGTGTTTTTTGAGAGGCTGATTTTGGAATACTACTTAAATATTTAATTAGGTTTTCTAAACCTTTAGTTTTTGACATTGATTTCTTTCACAGTTAATATTGTATTATTATATACTTAAAACTTCCAGTATGCAACCCTTTTTTTTCTTTCATAACCTTCTTCATAGTCAGGGTCATCTGGATGAGTTAAATTCCATGACTCTTTCATATAGTGTATTGCCATAGTCATTGCGTCCACTTGGTCATCATGTCGTGCATTTGGAAATGTAATTGCTTCACTATATAAGTCATCACTCCATTCATGACCTTTAGGTAACCATACACGTCCTGCTTCCATCATTGGTGTTGCTGCGTACACTCTAGCAGTCTTATCTCTATCAGGAATATAATCAAGCACAGGTAAACCTGCACGTCTTAAATCTTGTATTAATGATTGTCCACTAGCTTTCTTCTCAATAATACACACATCAGGTTTATGATAATCATATAACTCTTGTGCTTTAGTTCTTAATGCAGGATAATCAAATCTACCTTTTTCATTTCCTAATAGTATTAAGTTAGATACCCAGTTCTCTCGCCCTGTTGAATCAGTCTCCATATGTTCAAAGATACCCCAGGTTTGTATTACACTAAAATCAGCAGTTGTCTTTGTAGAGAATGCTGTATCATATGTTTGTATTATATAGTCACATGGAGGTGGTTCATCATAGTCCCACCACTGAATCCACTTCTTTTTAATTATACCACCTGTGTCTGGTACAGGATTCTGCATGTAGAGAGACTCCCAATATCGTGAGCCATTACTTGCCTTTATCTCTTCTTCATCATTCTTGAGTATTTCACTTGGCTTCCACTCAGGAAAATAACTTGAGCCTACTGGTAAGTTCAGCAATTTACTTGAAGGTTCGTCTACCCATGCAGGTATCTTTATCACTTCCCATTTATTTTCTAATTCTATTTGTGATTCTTGTCGTAATAACCAACCACATAAATCGTCTTCATGATAACGTGTATTAATAATTACAATTGAACCATTAGGCATGATACGAGTTCGTAAACCTGAAGGGTACCATTCTTTTACATATCTTCTACCTGTTTCACTAAAGGAGTCCTCTTCTGACATTACGTCATCTAGTATGGCTACATGGGCACCACGACCTGCAATCTGACTACGAACACCTGCTGCATAGTAAGTTCCACCTTGATTAGTTTTCCATTTACCTGCTGCCCTTACATCACTACGTAGCTCCACTTGAGGAAACACTGTATTAAATAAATCATAATTAACTAAGTCTCTTACACTTCTACCAAAGTCTGAAGCTAGTTGGTCTGAATGTGATACAGTTAATATCTCATGTTGTGGATGTCTGCCTACGTACCACGCAGGAAATAACTTGGAACATATTACTGACTTGGAAGAACGTGGGGGAAGAAACACCATAAGTCTTTTTATTTCTCCACTTTCAACCTTTTGTAATTTATCAGCTATTACATGTATGTGTCTACCCATTAACCAATCAGGCACAAGGGTAGGTGCAAACATAGCTATAAAATGTAAAAAGCTGTCCTTAGATTGTAAAACTGCTTTTTGAAAATATAACTCTCTTAGTTTAATTAAGTTACTACTTGGTTTTTGTATTAGGTCCATAGTTTATTACTGGTGATTTATATTCTTTTGGTCTTACCTTTCTACCAAAGTCTAAAGGCATAAACCAATATGTAGTCCCCTTAATTACTTTTATTCCCATTCTGAATCTTCCCAGTCTTCTTCATCATCATCTTCTATAATAGGTGGTTCAGGTTTTGGTTCAGGTCTAGGTATATATGGTTCAACATTTGCTGTGTACCATTTAACTGGACACCCTTTACAAAATGTATTCCATCCTGCCATAGTGAACATATATAGAACCCAAAAAATTAATATACCTGCAAATATATTAATTAAATATTTAGTAACTTTATTTATTACCTTGTTCAAGTTTGACAACATTTTCATAATGCTTTATCTCACGTTCAAGTTCTTCAGGTGATTTACTTGTAATGTCCTGTTTAATTTCTTTACGTTCAATTAACATACCTAAATGTTTACCTATAAACTCCATTGCTCTATTAGCATTGGTTAGGTCATTCTCTGCAAGACCACGATTGTAAACATCCATAAACTTTTTTACAACTTCATTAATATTAACACTTACGTCTTTCATTGCGTCCAATCTTATTTGATTACATCTTTCTTCAATCTTATCATTCTTTAATAATCGTTTAGCTTCAGCACGAGTCTTTGCATCATTGTTTAAATCTTTATAACCTGCTGAACGATACGCAGTTAATACGTCACCTGTAGCTGTGTATTCTAAACAGAACTTCTCCTGCATAGCTGATAGTCCACTAGGTAATGTGTTCTTTGCAAAGTTCTGATATTTCTGCTGTGCATTTTCTAGCATCTTTACTCGTTGACCTTCAGGTAACTTCTTACTTTTCTTTTCTGCCATTCTAAATCTCCTCTCTTCAACTCTTCTCATGTACTCACGTCTCATCTCAATTAAGTCTTTACCTGCGTTTACCTTTTTTCTGGTGGCTGCTACTTCTTTAATTAAGTCTCTAAGACCTGCATCATCTAAGTGGGCATAGAGTAAATGCTTTGGTTGTTTTTTCATTATTGTATTATACACTATATTGTGTTTATAAAAAAGAAAAAAATACTATTGCGAGTTTTAAAAAAGTATGATATACTTATGACTAAGTTTCCAGGGTTAAAGGTATACCTGTAGGGAACACAAATCAATACAACACATAACTATATAGACTCTATTGCATCCCTCGTGCAGTGTTGTGTAAATCTATTTTGAGGACTCCCCCATCTAATAATGATTATCAACAACTACAACTCCAAATCCTCCATAATTTTTTGGGGGTACCCTTTTATATATATACAGCCAAGCCTAATTTTTTGTGTCCCCCTCCTGATGTTCTCCTTATGTTCCCCTTTTGTTCTATATAGGTTCCCTTTTTGTTCTATCTTTGTTCTATTTGTTGCAAAAATACAACAGTTGTTGCATAAATACCACAGTTTCTTGATATAACTGCTCAGTTTATGGATATAATGCATTTTTCAAGTTGAATTTGTTGCATAAAAACAACACTTTGACATTCTACCCAGTTTCCCTAGTTTCCAGTTTCAAACTCAACAAAAACTCCACGACCAAAAAAACTATTTTGAAATTTATTTATTTTTTTTTAAGTTTTTAATAACTACTACTACTATGTAGTAGTTATATAAAAACTAAAAAAAATAAAATAT